GTTCTGATTATCTTAAAAACTTAGCTAATCCAGAGTCAAGACAACAAGTAGAAGCTGCACAATATGATATTCTAGATTCAGCACTTACATTAGGTACTGGTGCTGCTTACACAAGAGAACAATTAGAGTCATATCGTCAATCTTATTTCCCACAACTAGGTGACAAACCTAAAACAGTTCAAGATAAAGCTAGACGATTAGAAGGTTTATTAGAAGCAGCATATAAGAAAGCTGGTCGTGCAGCACCTAAAGAAGCTCCAACACAGCCTTCAATGACTATGCCAGCCACACAAGGTTGGTCTATTAAGAAAAAATCAGGGGGTTAATAATGGCAGTATTTGAAATTACTTCACCTAGTGGAGAAGTGTTTGAGATAACAGCACCAGAAGGTGCTAGTGAACAAGATGTATTATCTTATGCACAATCTCAGTTTTCTAGTCAGCCTACACCAGTTGCTCAACCTGCTCAACCTACTGCACCGCAGTCTACATTTGAAAAAATTAGAACAGGTAATTTTCCAGCAGCAGAAAGATTTAGAGCTGGTTATGCACAGATGCCACAATTCTTACAAGACCCTTATTTAGGGTTAAGCACAGGAACTGTAGGTAAAATTGGTGCTGAAATGTTCCCTAATATTGCTAGAACAGTAAGCCAAACAATACCTGAAAAACTCATGCAAAGTGCTTTAAAACCTACTCTAAAACAATTAGAAACAGGTCAAGCAGCTACAGCAGTTAAAACAATGTTAGAAGAAGGTATTAATCCTACTCAAGCTGGTGTGCAAAAAATACAATCTAAAATTAAAGACATCAATGCTCAAGTTGCTAATAAAATTGAATCATCTACAGGCACAGTTAAAAAGACTGATGTGCTTAAATACTTAGATGAATTAGAAGCTAAAAAACTTAAACAAGTAAATCCTGCTGACGATATTGTAGCTATAGATAGAGTTAAGCAAGAGTTTATGAACTTTAATAAACCTACTATTAAAACACCAGGACAAGCTATTCCTGTCCAATTAGCACAAGAATTAAAACAAGGAACTTATGGTTCTCTTGCTAAAAAATATGGTCAACTTGGTTCTACAGAAGTAGAAGCTCAAAAAGCATTAGCACGTGGTTTAAAAGAAAAAGTAGGTGAGGCAGTTCCTGAAGTATTAGGTTTAAACAAAAAAGAGTCACAACTTATTAATACATTAGATGTCGTAGAACGTAGAGCATTAATGGAACTAAATAAGAACCCAGGTGGTTTAACTTGGTTATCTGAAAACCCAATGGCAGCAGCAGGCTTTATGGCAGATAAAAGTGCATTGTTTAAATCATTACTTGCTAGAGGTCTTTATAACATTAATAAAGGCACAAGCAAAATACAAGGACTTCTTAATAAACCACAAGCAGCTAGAGCAGGTGGTCTCTTAACACAACCTACAGAGGAACAGTAATGGAAAAGAACGATACAAGCTCACGTTTAACTACACACGAAGAATTATGTGCGTTACGTTATGAGCAAATAAACGCAAGACTTAAACGCTTAGAACAAATCCTTTTAGGCACAGCAGGTTTTGTTATTGTCTTTTTGTTGACACAGCTATCAAAATGAAATCATTTCTCATGGCAGTTACTTTAGTATTGCTATGGTTGTTTTTATATGACTATGCAGATGGTAAAGAGCTACCAAAAGAAATGTCTATGAAAACAGATGTAGGTGAAGTCGTGCTTACTACTGAAGAATGTATCTTTATAAAGATGGGTTTAAGAAACTATCCTTATGCTGCATACGCTACTGAAAAAGGTAAAGCTAACCATGAAGGATGTTGGCGTAAAGATGATGTGAATGGTATGTCATCTGTCTTAATTTACTTTCCTGAAATAGACTCTACAGCAGTATATAACCCACAACTATTCTCACCACGTTCAACACTATGACATTTATTACTGAAAACAATATAGCGAACTTGTATGACACACTTATACAATTCCCTGTGTTTGATGAATATAAACTCCCACCAGCATCTAAAGTAGACTTCGTAGTAGTGCATGACGATACTATCTGTGGTCAATATGAACCACCAGAACAAGGTGAACCTCATGTTATTACTATATCTACTGCAAAGTGTGGACATTTAGACACAGTTATCAAGACTATCTGTCACGAAATTATCCACATGATATGCTATCTTGAAGCACCTAAAACAGAGAAATACACAAGTCACAAAGGTTTATTCTTAAAACTACAAAAGAGAGTAGCTAACACACTTGGCTACGACCCTAAAGAACTATAAGGAGAATATCATAGACCCTATTACCATACTAGCAGCATTAGGACCTTTAGCAGTAGACTTAGGTAAATCACTTATTAATCGTTTTGTAGCACCTGACCAATTCAAACCAGCTACTATAGAACAATATGCTCAGATGAAACAAATTGACTTAGAGTTCTTTAAAGTAATGAATGAAGCTGGTGGTGGTAATCCATCATATCCATGGGTAGAAGCTATTGTAAGACTCATGCGACCATTTATCGGTTTATTAGTATTAGCAACATGGGCTACAATGCACCTACAAGGTATCGCAACACCTGAAGTAGATAACTTTGCTAGTGCTGTAGGTTTCTATCTCTTTGGGGAACGTAGTTTATTCTACATTAAAAAGAAATGATAGTCTTAAACATACTTAACTTTATCGGTTTAGCTATACTTAAATTATTAGTCGTATGCCTATTATTCGTAGCTATGGGTTTCTCTATTCTATTTATGTATGCTATGCAATATCTCACACAGGCTCTAACGTATATAGACAAACATGTTAATTGAAGTAAAAAGGTTTGAGTTTAAAGATACATATACTGTAGGCAAAATGTATATAGATAATATATACGAATGTTACACGTTAGAAGATGTGGTTAGAAAAGGAGCTAAAGTAAATGGACAAACAGCTATTCCTACTGGCACTTATAACCTCATTATTAATCATAGCAATCGTTTCAATAGGGATTTACCTTTACTAGAAAACGTGCCTAATTTTACCGGTGTTCGTATTCATGCAGGTAACACATCAGCTCATACAGAAGGATGTATATTAGTAGGCACAACATGGTCAGGTAAAGACTTTATTGGTAATTCAAGAGTAGCGTTTAACAAACTATTTGAGAAGCTCAAGAAAGCTAAAAAAGTCACAATTAAGATATGCTAGATTATTTTATCTGCGACATATTGTGCGCTATTACTCACTTTAAATACGTGTTTCTAATGCTAATTTTATATATAGTATATAATAAAGTATCTCAACACTAGGAGAGTTACTTGAAATATAAATCAGTATTAGTTATTAGTGACTTACACATTCCGTATCATCATCCTGACGCATTTGCGTTTCTAAAGGCTTTAAAAGCTAAATACAAGTTTGACCACGTAGTCAACATAGGTGATGAGCTAGACCAACACGCTATATCTATGCACGAACATAACCCAGACTTATACTCTCCTGGGCATGAGTTAGAAGTAGCTAAACAACATGTAAAAGAACTAGAAAAAATATTCCCAAAGATGACTCTAGTTCACTCTAATCACAGTTCTTTAGTTTATCGTAGAGCATTAAAATATGGCTTGCCAAAGGCTTATTTAAAGCATTATAACGAGTTTTTAAACGTTGGTAAGGGTTGGGTATGGGTAGATGACCACACCATTACATTAAGTGATGGCAGCCGTTGTTTCTTTACACATGGCTTATCTGCTGACGTTCTTAAAGTAGCACAACAATATGGTATGAATACGGTGCAAGGTCACTATCATACTAAATTCAGTATTGGTTATTACAGTAACCCTGATGCTCTTATTTGGGGTATGCAGGTGGGATGTTTAATCCACCAAAAGTCTATGGCATTTGATTATGCTAAAAACTTCAAGAGTCGTTTCATTGTAGGATGTGGAATTATTATTAACGGTCAACCAAAACTAATGCCTATGGTATTAAAACAGAATGGGCGTTGGAATGGTAATGTTTGTTAGGACAATTATGCAACGGTCAGAAGTAGAAATTATCTGCAATCACATGATAGGTAGAGTCATTGTGTCGTGTGAAGCATTACATGGCGATAGCACTATAGCTCTTACATTAGATGACGATAGCATCATTGAAATTAGTGGTGAAGAACTATCTGTCTATGGCGAACTAACGCCTAGAGATGATTAGACGCAGACCACAATACCATTACTACCTACTTGACACACAGTCACAGAACCATCTGGTGCTAGTATAGTCGTAGTTTGAGCTAAAGCCTTCTCAGTTCCCCATATTGCTAATGCTGCTATGACTACAATAAATATCCAATATATCTTATTCATCTTCACTCCTTTGTAATTGAACTGCTGTTTCTTTAGGAACACCCTCTACAATATACATATCAATAGCGTTATCTGCATCAATTTTGTCTTGACGCACTCTATCAATAACTAACTGACAATATCCTTGAATATCTATCCATGAATCAAGATAGTCAGGGTTACCATTAACAATTCTACCCATTTTTGTAGCAATCATTTCTAATGCTTCTTTTTGGTCAGCTTTTAGTGACCGGTAAGATGAGCCATTATGAAGAAGTGTTTTAAAATCTTGTGATATTTTAGACCTATTTAAAAAGTCACCATATTGCTCTTGCCTTTCATTTAATATATCATCTATCTGCATGTCATCCCCTTATAAAAAATAAATCAATCACTTCATACGTACCATAAATAAAGCCAAATATACT